CTAAGTTTGACATGCATGTGTCGCCTGCCGCTCTTCGTTATGAGCATTCAGCTTACCTTAGCTATTATAAGCCGAGAGTAAGTAAGGCACAGTATGACAGATTACGTACCTTGTTGTCTTGGCAGTTAGATAACGAGGGTGTGGCCCATTGTAGTGATGGTAAAATCAAGTTCGCTATGGAAGGGACACGCTGTTCAGGCGATGTCAACACCTCACTTGGTAACTGCATCATTATGTGCGCACTGGTTTATGCTTATAAAGAATCGATCGGTGTGGACGTAGAGCTGTGTAACAATGGTGATGATTGCGTCGTTATTTTTGAGCGCAAACATCTCAACAAATTCAATCTTGGATTGCGGAATTTCTTTGTCCGCTATGGGTTCGACCTTACGGTTGAGCCTCCCTGTTACACTTTCGAGGAAATTGAGTTTTGTCAAACCCACCCTGTGGCTCTTGAGACGGGCTATAGGATGGTTAGACATCCACTCTCTCAAAAATGAGCCAGAACGTGAAGATTGTGGCAGTTGGTGACGGTGCTGTCGGTAAAACTTGCCTTCTCATCGTTTACTCCAAGAAAGAATTCCCGAACGAATACGTTCCAACTGTGTTTGAAAACTATACGTGTCACGTTCCCGTGAATGACAAGCGTGTCGCCATTTCTCTCTGGGATACTGCCGGCCAGGAGGAATATGAAAAACTTCGCCCTCTTTCCTATCCCAATACCGACGTTTTCCTTGTGTGCTTCTCCGTCGACAATCATAAATCTCTGGAAAATGTCACGACAAAGTGGGTTCCTGAGTTGAAGCATCACGTAAACAACCCCCAGATTTTGCTCGTCGGCACTAAGGCGGATTGTGTACCCCGTCAAGTCACTTCTGCGGAGGGTGAGGATACTCGGAAGGCAATCGGCGCGTTTGCCTATCTCGAGTGTTCCGCAAAGCAAAGCAGAGAAAGCGTGACCAAAGTCTTTGAAGCTGCGATTAAATTTGTCCTCTTTCCGACGAAGCCCAAGCGGAGTGGAGGATGCACTCTTTTGTAATCTTACGACCTTGCTTGTAACTCTTCCCCCTCGACATAACATATTTTGCCGAAATAGCTCTATCTCCCTTCTCTCAATCTCTCTGGAATACATTTTTCACGATCGC